AGCCTAAATTTTTTAAGGAGGTTGAATAAATATGGCTATTTTAAATATGAATGCTGTAGCTGAAGTTTTGAAATCTTTTTATCTTCCTGGGCTTCGCTATCAATTAAACGACAGGGTCAGTGCGTTTTTGGCCCAACTGGAACGCGATACTGAGAGTGTTGTAGGTAAGGAAATTGTTATGGCCCTGCGGTATGGGCGGGTTGGTGGCGTGGGCAACCGTGCTGATGACGGCACACTGCCGACCCCGAACAGCCGCAAGACCAAACAGGCCAAGTGGGACACAAAGAACATTTTTGCCCGCTTCCAAATTACCGACAAGACAATCCAGGCTTCCCGCACCAATATTGGTGCTTTTGCCAATATGTTAGAACAGGAAATTAAGGACTGTGAAACTGATACCAAGTTAGACCTGTCTCGTCAAGCGTTGGGTGATGGTACTGGCAAATTGGCTAGCGTTACTGCTGTCAGCGGTACTACATTGACCGTCGATAGTACGCTGTATTTTGCTGAAGGTATGTTAGTGGACATTTATACCGGTACTACCCTTGACACTTCTGAGGCTGAAGTGCTGGCGGTGGACGATGCCAACAGTAAGATTACAGTTTCCAGTGCGACCGGTGCTGCTGCTGGTGATGATATTTATATTGCCGGCAACAAAGACCAGGAACTCACCGGTATGGAGGCTGTTTTCACTGCTGACAATATCTTGTATGGCATTGACCGGTCTGCAAATAAGTGGTTTAATCCTACCACTATTAACGTCAATGGTGAGATTTCTGAAGTTGTTATTCAGCAGGCCATTGATGATGCTGATAGGAAAGCTGGCGCCAACATCAACTTTATGATGTGTTCCTTTGGTGTACGTCGGGCCTATCAGAACCTGTTGACCGCCCAAAAACAGCTTGTCAACACAACTGATCTTAAAGGTGGATGGAAAGCAATTACTTATAATGGTATTGCTTTGGTGGCTGATAAGTATGTCAAGAGCGGTATATTGTACTGCCTTGACCTGAACGACTGGAAATTATATCAAATGGCAGACTGGACATGGTTGGATGAAGATGGGGCTATGCTGTCTCGTGTAGCAAACAAAGCAGCATGGGAAGCAACTCTTGTCAAGTACAGCGACATTGGCTGCCAGCGTCCCAAAGGACAGGTAAAATTGTTCGGAATTGTAGAACACTAATTTAGAGAGGGGTTAATTGCCCCTCTCTTTATCCTTAATGGAGGTGTCTGACATGTTAGTCACCATGAAGAAACGATTTAAGTTCGGCAACGGCTATGGCGTTGTTGCTGATGTGACCTTTGACAGTTCATACCCTGCCGGCGGCGAAGCCGTGACCGCACAACAGTTCGGGTTGCAGACACTGGACTTTGTGCTCCCCTCCACTGCTGCAGGGTATATGTTTGAATTTGACCATGATAATAAGAAACTGAAAGCACTGTATCCACGTGCTGCGATTACTGATACCCTATCCGCCAGTGTGGATGCAGGTGCGACACAGGTAACTTCGACAGCTGCAAATGGGGCAATTATCACTCTTTCCGGCAATGCCGGCGTAGCTGCCGGTGCTGGTGAAGAAGTTGCCAATGGCGCGGACCTGTCTGCTGTCACAGTACGGGTTATCGCTATTGGTTTATAAGGAGTTGATATAATATGAAAGGCGGTATCAGGGTAACCCACGATACAGTAACTAATGGCAGTAACGTAAAAATCAATTGTACTGGTTATAATGCTTTACTGGTTCATCATTATATCACTGGTGCAATCACAGGCGGATTTGTCAGTATTGCCATGAGCGGCAGGGATGATGGCAATTTCATTGCTCACCACGGTGACGGGTACAATATAAAGGCTGCCGACAGTGTGGACAGTTATACTAGCTTATTCAAGGGTATAATGGACTATGTTAGCGTTAACCTGTCTGTCACAGATGGAACGCATACTGTGACCATTCAACCAATCAATATTTGAGAGGCGATGAGAAGTGGCTGATAAGTGGGTGCAAAATGCCATTCAAAATCCCGGCAGTTTACGGGCAGCTGCTGAACGTGCTGGAGCGATAACTAAAAAAGGGACAATAATGAAAAGATGGTTACGGGAACAGGCGAAAAAAAAGGGTGTAATTGGTAGGCGGGCAAGACTGGCTTTGACTCTTGCTAAATTTAGGGCTAAGAGGACTAAGAAGTAGGGGTGTTGATATGGGTAAATTAGCCTATGAACGACAGATAAATGAAAGGCTGCGGGGAAAACATCACCTGCGGCCTTTATTTACCAGCACTTATTTTATTCCAGAGAGGTTGAGTGAGTATGACCCCAACCTTTTTGTTGTTTTTAACACCAAAAAACAGCGATACGAAGTCCATTCTCTTGCCAATAAAGGAGATACGTTTGGCTTTGTTGTGCCGCTGAATGAACTGGACTACAGGACACTTTATTTAGCCAGGAAAAATAACCTCCGTACCAGAGGAAAGCAGATTTTTCGGGAGATAGACGAGGCTAATGAAAAATTAGAGCGCAGCAATGCCCGGCAGAGAGACAATGAAATCAGGGCTATAGCTGAAGAATTAAAGCCGGTTTTTGCTAAGGTTGCCTGGGAGGGTGTGTAGAAGTGGCAAAAACGTTTGTACAACTAAAAACAGCAGTTGAAAATGTGACTGGCACAAATACAGAGACTGGACGTTATTTGAATGACGGGCAAATTGCATTAGCTTTACTATCCAAGAGACTTAAACGACAAGATGTCAATGCTACAGATGGTGTAATTATTATACCTTCTGACTGCCTGATAATTCGTGGTGTGGCGTGGAAAAACAATATTTTGGATATTTACCCTGAGGAATTCACTCCTGATTATGGTACAGGTACTCCTTTATGGTGGCAGCGCAATGATAATAATATCCTATTAATTCCCAAACAGACTGGCACAGCAAAACTCATATATACGCCACGCCCTGCAGAAATGACGCAGGATACTGATGTTCCTGAATTAACTGATGCAGATTCCGCATTGATAGCGTATGCTATTTGGCAGATTTATGTTGATAGCGAGGATGAAGAAGAATCAGTATTTTGGGAAGCAAAATGGTTAAAGGAACAGGCGAAATGGTTAGAACTTGATAACCAGCAATACAAACAACCAAGGAGAGTGCGTACTATAAGGTGGGTTTGAAGGGTGGTGAGTGAACATGAAATATCTTGAATGGAAAATTAAAGACTTTTCTGGTGGGCTAAATGATAAAATTGAAGACCATTTGATTGCAGATAACGAGGCTAGTGATTGTCAAAATGTTGTTGCTACAAAGATAGGTTCACTCACCAAACGCAAAGGACAGGCCAGACTAAACAGTACGGACCTTGGGGGACTAATTCAGGGCCTACACGCCTACTACTATGGCGCAAACAGAAGACTTGTTACAATTGCTAATGGAATTCCTTATTACTGGGACGGTTTGACCTTTCAACAGATTGCCCTTCCCGGCGCAGACTATCCCAGTGGGCTTGATACCACTGCACCTATCTATTTTGAAACTTTGGTTAACTATATGGTAGCATTCAATGGCATAAACAAACCCTGGAAATGGGACGGCACAGTTGCCAGTGTGCTTGCTAATGCGCCTGCTGATGGCCAGTTTTGTGTGCTGTATAAAGAGAAATTATTTACTGTTCCCAAAAGCGAACCATCAACCCTCAAGTGGAGTGATAGTTTCCAACCAGAGTCATGGCCCTCCGTTAATTACTGGGATATTGCAAAGGGGGATGGTGATGTTGTTACGGTATTAAAACCATACTTGGGCGAACTGACAGTATTTAAACGTTATTCTATTCATTCCCTGCGTGGTACTAGCATTGATGACTTTCGTCTTGATTTAATTGAACCGAATGTCGGGGCAGTCGGGCCAAGGGCGGTTACATTTGAAGGGATGTATCTTTACTTCGTGGCAGATGATGGAATCTATGTTTACAATGGCGCCAAGGCAGAAAATTTGACTAGAAATAAAATACATGGGCTATGGGCTGCGGTAAATCAAGAGTATTTACACAAGGCAGTTGCCGGAAGGTGGAATGGTTTTATATGGTTTGCACTGCCGGAAGGGAGTAGCACTTATAATAATCTTATCCTTGCTTACGACCCAGTAACCCGTGCATGGTGGCCGTGGCGCGGTATCAATACCTCTTGTTTCCAGGAATATAACGATGGTACACAACTAATATTCTATTCTGGCAGTTCTGTTGATGGTTTTATTCTGCAGCAGGATACCGGTTATTCTGATGCTGGTGTTGCTATTACTTCCTACTGGGAGGGCAAGTCTTTTGATATGGGTGCAGCAGAACGCCAGAAAAAAATGAAAAAAGCGTTTATTATAGATAGTCCCGGGGCAAATGATGTAAGTGTCCAATTATCATTTGATTATGGTGCGTGGACTAATTTGACAATTGATAAAGACGAACAATTAGTCAGACGATATAGACGACCAAATAATAATAAATGGCGGTACATGAAGCCAAAGTTTAACCATTCAACCCTTGACCAGAGTTTTGAGGTCAGGGGTTTTATGATGCAGTACAAAGTAAAACAGCCTAAATAAGGTGGGGTAAGTATGGCAAGAGAACAGGATGTTGTAAAATTACCATTTAAACTGACTGAGTTCACTGAAGATATAATTCCCTTGCTCAACAGAAACTTTGCGGAGATTGAGCGTATGCTTTCCCTCCTTCAGGGCTACGTCAAGCAGTCCACCGGCGGGGCAGTAAAAGACTTGCCGACAAAAGCCGGTGTGTGGGACAGGGCTAGTAATATTAATCCTGACGGCACATTCCCTACTAATTTGCTGCAGGGTGTTATTGAGACCCTGCAAAACCAGGTCAATGCTGGTGGGGACACTGTTACAATTACTGACAACGATGGCATTTTGATTGTAGATGACCCGGCAAATCCTACTCAAGCATTAAAACTTTCAGGTGGTATCTTTGCCATCTCCAACCAAAAAGACGGCCAGGGCAACTGGATATGGCGTACCTTCGGCACCGGTGACGGGTTTGTCGCTGATGAGATTATTTCAGGAAAGATTCTTACTTCCCTTATAACTATCATGGGCGAGGGCGGTTTTACTCGTCTGGTGGCTGACGGCCTCCGTGTCTATGACAGCAACTGGAACCCGAAGGTGCATGTTGGATACTATGAAAGTTACGGCACGCAGACGGCCGCTTTCGACCGCCCCTCCACCGCCTACCTCTCCGACGGCACGCAGGTAGCCGCCGACCAGCCGCGCTTCGAGGCAGGCAAGTTTGGTTCTGCAATCGTGGTGGAGGAGGGGACGACGAATTTAATGCCTTCTGGAGTAGCACAAGGCACCAGCGGCATAGTTAATTATTGGAACGGTGTTATAGATTTGGGCAACACTGAAAAATCATGGATAGGCGGCTCAAGTTGTAAAGTTACTCCTGTCGCTGGAAACAGCAAAAAAGACGGTTTCATAGCCTGGTCGGGACAGGCATTGATAGCAGGAACAACGATTACAGGCTCTTTAATGGTGTGGATACCGGCAGGAAACAAGGTGAGATTTGGTTACCGAGGTGTTAAAGTCGTAGGAGGCCTTTTTGAGAATTGGCTCATAGAGGTAACTGGTATAGGCGCTTGGCAAAGAGTAGAAATACCTGTATATACCCTTGTAGAGGATATGAACAATTTTGGTATACAAGGGTATGAGTGGCCTGCAGATAGTTTAGGCGGTAATGCTTTTTGGATAGATGCATTACAGTTAGAACAAAAACCCTACGCCACCACCTTCACCGACGGCACCCGCTCTGCGGAAACGCTGACCATTCCAACGGCGGGGGTGTTAGACCCGCAGAAGGGGACGGTGGAGTGCTGGGTGTATTTAGACGGAGATATAACTATCACAACTCCAAGTACCTGGAGAACTCTGTTCTCATTATCTGCGAGTGGTACCGCTGCTAATACTCTTTATTTTCAACGTAGTGTAGAAGCTGATACTTGGAGAATACGTTCTGGCGATAGTACTGGATATACTGAAGACTTATTTACTTGGACACCTGCTGTCGGATGGCATTATTTCGTTTTGCGTTGGTCTGTAACAGAATTAGCAGCCTTTATTGACGGGGTTAAGTATGGGTCTGTTTTAAACCCTAAGTTGCCCGATTCCTTACCAACAAACGCATACGTGGGTTCTTGGGTTAGTGGGATACAGCAAATCAATACCCTCATCGACGACCTCCGCATCTCCTCCCGTGCTAGAACCGACCAAGAAATCCTTGATGCGTATAACAGTGGGGCGCCGTTGCCGGTGGATGAGTATACGACGTACAAGATGAGCTTCGACAACACATTACAGCCCACAGTGAAACAGGACTACGGCCTAATAGCGCGCGGCGGGAAGATTGAGGCGGATGTGATAGTCACTGGGCGGTATGCGGATGCAGGCGGTTCGATTAACTACGGCTTGCCTGGGACGCTTCCCAGTACCTTTACTGTTGATATTTCCGCCGGCGGGTTCAAAACTACGCCTGTCATTATGGCGCAACGTGGGGAGAATACCGGACAGGCATTGACGTATTTATCGGCGACTGCGACAGAGGTTGTGTTTGATGCGGCGTTGCTTGTAAATCAGGTTTTTTCCAGTTTTAATTCACCAGGTGGCG